AATCCACTGATCGCTGTATTCACAAGTCCAATCACTGTATTAAGTGGAGCTTTTGCAATACCAACAAGTGCTTCAAATGCTCCCTTGAATATATTTTTTACTCCATTCCATGCCTTTTTCCAGTTTCCAGTAAATACGCCTGAAATAAATTCTATAATTCCTTTAAATGCTGTTGTGACTCCATGCGCAACATCAATCGTCGATTTCAGCCATCCAGCATATCTTGCTACTACAAATCTCAAAACAATATTAAACGTTTTTTTAAATGCTCCAGAAAGAAATGTTGCTACTGGCCTTAAGCCACTTATAATCTTTCCTGCTCCTTTTCCTATTGTTCCAAATGCTGAACTAGCTGTCTTAGCAATGCTCTTTACAGTTGATCCTAGTTTTTTCGTATCAACGCCTGCTGCATTCAGTGCTGTGACTGCCGTTTTTTGCATATTTTTTGCTGCTGCCGTAATTTTATTCCAATTTTTGTATACCAAAACTGCAGCAATTGCAATTCCTGTCAAAATTAAAACAATTTTTCCACCCGGAGTAATTAAAGAAGCAAAACTTTCTGCCCCTTGGACAGTTTTTATCATTCTTCCGACATTCCAATACAGCGCACCAACTCCTTGTGTTAGTTTCGCGATAATCACGATCGCCGGACCAACTGCCGCTACAATCAATGCTACTTTCACAATAAATTTCTGCGTTTCTGGAGACAACTTCGAAAATCTATCTGTCAACTCGCTGAGCTTGTTCGCTGCCTTTGTTGCTGGCGGTACTACTACCTGTAATACTGCACTTCCAAATACAGTTAATGAATTTTTTACAACATTGATTGTTTTTCGAAGTTTACTCATAGATGTCTGCATATCTTGTAAAGCTTTTTCCGTTGATCCCTGAGCTTTCCCCATCTTTGCAGTCTTCTCTTTGAACGTTTCATACTGGCTTCCAGTCAGTGCCAACGCTGCGGTTAATGCTCTTGAATTGCTAAAAAGCTGAGCCATCTTATTTGACTGCCCACCTGTTTCTTTCTGCAAGATTTTCAGCACTCCCTGCATTCCTTCTGCTTTTATCATAGCCTGACCATTTTCATAGCTGTATTTCTGCATCAGTTTGCTCATGGATTCTGTTGGTTTTAACAAACCTGTGAACAACCCTTTCATCTGTGTTGTAACTTCCGCAGTATTGCCAGTAACACCTGTCAAGGTTGCCATAGATCCAAAGAGTTCTTGGTATGACACATTTAATGATTTTCCCAACGGGAATAGCGGTTGCATCGATGCCGCTAATTCTTTATAGGTTGTGACCCCTAATTTCTGAGTCTGAAAAGCCATGTCTGAGATGCTTTGTGCTGTTTTTACATTTACACTGTCATACCCCTTCATAGCAGAGCTGATCAGTGCCACGGATTCCTGTACAGATGATCCGCCACCCTTTGCAGCTTTTGCCGCAACATTGAAAATCTTTTGTGTTTTTGTTCCAGAGTCTCCAATACTGGAAATCATCTGGTAAACTCCTTCGGATATCGTATGCAGTGCTATGCCTGTTTCATTTGATGTCTTGATTGCCATGTTTTTATAGCTTTTCAAGTGATTATGATTATCGAGCAGTGTGTTTACCTGCCCCATATCCTTTTCAAATGTGTCCGCCATTTTTCCAGAAGCGGCCATGATTCCGATAATCGGCACCGTTACCTTTTTTTCCAACGATGTCCCTACGGATTCTAAGTTTTTTCCAGTTCGCTTGATGCTATTTGCCGTTTTCTGGATCTGTCTTCCCTTCGCTTGCATTTCTGCGGTTGCTTTGGAAAGCGGAGAGGAGAACTTATCCACTAAACGCAACGTTGCATCTACAAATCTATTTGCCATTTAGTTGTTCATTCTCCTTCCTAATGTCCTCAATCTCTTGATGTACAAAAGCAGCCATGATCATTTGTTCATGACTGCTCATTTCTGTAAAATCTCTTGGTAAAATATTATGAAGACGAAATAACCAATACATTGTGTTGATTTCTCCGTCTTCATAGATTAGTTTTTTACATCATTCTCTGTTGCTTCGTCTTCCTGGTCCTTGTAAAAATTATTGATTGCATCTGAGATCTCCTGTATCTCTCCATCAAACAATAATTCAGCTAAGTCTTTTGGTGTTGCTGCTCCAAAATGTTCTAAAAGTCTTTCATCTTTTAGGTTTGGTTCTTTTACTCCGTCCATCAATACAAGGAGATCTGAATCATGTGCATTTACCAGGAGTAAGTTTCCTTTCTTGTCCAATGTATTTAATGCACGTTCTCTCAGCTTTCTTTCTTTGACTTTTCGCAGCGTAATCTCTCCATCTCCAGTCAGTCGTTCCATGTTCTTACTGTGATATGTTTTTGTACATTCTTTTGTCAGTTCTTCTTTGTCTACGCTTAATAATTTATCAATTAAATTCATTCTTTTTCTCCTTCTAATCGTCGATTGTATCCAGCATTTCGGCTGTTGTAAATGTAAATGGAATACTTTCTTCTCCTAACTTGTTTGCTTCCCAGTCAACAAGTTTCACTTCGTCGAACGTACAATTCGTCAATTTAACTCGCTCATTTCCATTCACTGTCGGATCATCTAAGTTCGAAATAATCGTGCATGGTGTGTTTTTTCCATTTTTGATATCTGTCAGAATTCTTTTTTTGAAATAAGATGAAGCGTGATTTAATTTCAGCGTTCCGCTTCCTTCGATACCTGTTACTTTTTTTCCTGAATTCAATCTTCCTGTCTGCGGTACGTCTGTTTTTGTAAATTTGATTGTTGCTTCCAGTGCTGTTGCTTGTGCCATATAATCATTATCGACCCATACTTCTCCCCATGAGCCGTTGATTACGTCATTATCTTCAAATGTCTTCATTTGTACCTCCTAAACTACAATGTCTATATTAAAGTTTTCCATTGCGTCAAGAATTCCCATCTGTGAACTTAAGAAAACATTTTCCCCAGTAAGCGCTTTTTTGATCTGATCTTCTGTCATGTTCACAGTGTCTTCGTTTTTGCTCTCTAGGTATTTCTTGTTTCCTTCGATGTCAATTTCGATTGACGCACTTGATAAAATTGTTCTTGATACAAGTCCATCCAAATATTCTTGGCAATTCGCTAATAGTAAGCATTTGTTGTCATAATTATTCGGATACTGCGCTAACCAGTTGTTTTTGATCGTATCTGTAAGATCGGTCGAAACGTGATCCATCACATCAATCATCTTTATTTTTTTAAAATCATCTGTTTTTGTATCTGATACAGTTGTTAATGAATTGATGCCCCTTGCAACACGGATGTAATCACCATCCCTAAACACAATAAACTCCCCTGCATCAATCTTTTCATCCATTTCTTTTTTGGATAATTTTGTACAGCTTTCTGCATCTTCCAGAACTGTGTACGTGCAGCTCATTGTAAGCGGTGTTCCTGCAAGGATTCCTGCAATCCTTGAGCAAAACTTGTCAGCATCATATTCTTCTCCACTAATCGTCACACTTTCAGTCGTGTAGTTGATAATTCCTTCATCGTTCGCTGTTGTATTTGCAAGAACTGCCTTTACTTTCTTTCCTGATTCTCTTTTTTCTTTGATCCATTTCGTTACTTTTGCTTTCTGATCTTCCTGTAATGCTGATCCGAATGTAAGATAATCGAATTTTACATTGTCTAGTTCATCCAGGATCGTATCAAGATCTGCATATTCAGACTGTCCAAAAAAGCAGATTACTTTCTGCGGCTTTTCTCTTCCACCTTCCATTGCAAACTGGATTTGTATTTTTGCATCTTTTGCAATCGAAGCATCCAGATCATCTCCCGGTCTATATTCTTTCGGATTCATTCCAGAATTATTTGCAAGGACTAAGGCAACAATTCCGTTGTCATTTCTCTGTTCAAATGTCTTTGCAAGTTCTCTGAATATAATGTTAATGCTTGGCATTCCCATCGTTTAAGTCCTCCTTCATTTCTAATTCTTTCATTAGCGGTGCATCCGATGGTTTGTATAAGTTGTCTAGGAATTCTGAATCAAACGTGATCCGTGGAACATTTCCACGTTCTCCGGTGTATTCCATTTCAAAATTCATTATCGGAACCTTTTTCTTTTCCGTCTGCATCGCAAATAAAAAGATTTGCTTTATTTTTTCAATATCTTTCAATACTTTGATTTCTTGTCCATGCTCGCCTCTTTCATGCATGAGAACAATTTCTACAGCGTAACGCTGTTGATACCTGTTTTTCGTGTACAGCTCTCCATTTTCTGTGATACGTACAAAGAAACACGGATATTCCATCTGTTCTACGACTCCAAATTCATAGCACGGATAACCAAAGTTCTCATTTAATGCGGCTACGACCGCTTTTTTCATATCATCAATCGTGATCATAGTCCTGCATCATCCTTTACTCTTTGTAAGACTCTTCTTAGTCGTTCTTCGTGCTTTCCGCCCCAGTTTTTCAGAACTGCTGATACAATTCTTTTTCCTGGGACAAAGCCAACACATTTACCACCATTTTTGAGTTTTTTCCCATTCTTTTTAAATGGCGTTATGATCTCATGACCATTTTCAACCAGATGCCAGTGCGG